TGAAGACCATAAGGAAATCGCAAGTGGAAAAAAGAAAGATGATGAGGGGTATATGGCAAATGTGGAGTTGGACCAAATGGAGAGAGCAATCAAAGCACTCCGTAAAAAATTAAAGAAATCTGATACCCAACTCCCTGCTTGGGTGCAGTCAAAAATAACAAGAGCAGCAGATTACGTTGATACTGCTTCTGAGTATCTTCAAAGTGAAGAAGGACTTTCTGAAGAGAAAGAAGAAAAGAGATACTGCAAACTTTGCAGAAGAGAAGAGGCAAAGGGGGAGTGTTCCTACGGTCCTTCTATGTGGGAAAAATATACAATCAGTGAAATGGCACCATTAGTTGCTGCACTTGGTAGAGTTGCTTTAGGTGCAGGTGCAAGAACTGCAGCAACAACTGGAACCAGAGCAGCAGTTACTTCTGCAGTGAAAGATATTGCAAAAGAAAAACTAAAAGCAGGAATTCAAAATTCACTTAGTCGTGCGGGACAAAAAGTTCAATCTAGTCCTGATTCAATTAGTCCAGAAGATAGTGGAGCAAGTGTTTATAGAAAGGCATTATCAAATATTGTTGGTGAGGAAGTGGATAAAAAAAAAACTTTAATATTATTGATGCTTAAAGCACTTGAGGATAAAAAGAGAAGGAAGAATTCTCAACTAATTAATGGTATTATTGGGGAAGATTGTGAATTAGATGAATCAGTTGATAAAGATAAAATGAAGTGCAATAAACCAAAAGCACAAGCACATGGTTCTGGAGAGAGTGGAAAGTCTCATATTGTAAAGGCATGTGAAGGTGGGGAAGAAAAGATTATTCGTTTTGGACAACTTGGAGTTAAAGGTTCTCCAAAAAAAGAAGGGGAGTCTGAAGAATATGCAAGTCGTCGCAATAGATTTAAGACTAGACATGCAAAAAATATTGCAAAGGGAAAAATGAGTGCTGCCTATTGGGCAGACAAAGTTAAATGGTGATTGAGGGGTACTTTCGGATAAATAATTTTGGTCTAACTTACGGAGGTCATTATGGACGCAATTGTCGCAATCGTAAAACCAATTCTTATTAGAATTGCAACTCACCCATCAGTTAAAAATCTTGTTATTGAACTTCTTGAAAAATATGTAAAAACCACAGACAATAGCATTGATAATGTTATTCTTGCTACTGTTAAGGAACTTCTATTTAAACCAGAAGTTTGATTTTCCAAGTTTATGACTTGGATCTAATTTTGTTAAAATTTTTGGGGTAAAGTGTTGCTTTACCCCCTTTTATAAATAAGTTTAGGAAAAATTTTTTACGGAAAAGAAAAAAATGGCACTCTGGGGTAAAAAAGACGACATTTATTCTGCTGGAACTATTACAGTTGATTATGCAAATAAAACTGTAACTGGTTCTGGAACCACTTTCACCGCATTGAGTGTCGGTGATGTGATTTCTATCGGAGCTGGTACTACTTTTGGTGAGGCAGTTGTATCTGGTATTACCTCAGATACAGTTATTTCTATTGCATCTACTCAGTATCTAAGTGGTGCTGCTATTTCTGCTGTGGAGTGGACCGCATCCCAAAAACCAAAGTATACTCTTAAAGATTCTAATTATTCTGCAACTGAAATTCTTGGAGTCGATGAAAATGAGATTGTTTCATCTACACTAGAGATTTCACATACAGGATGGGTTGGTGTTCATACTTATGTTGATAATCACGGAAATCTGAGAAGAAAGACTGAAGTTTTAGTTGCTATGTCAGGAATCACCACTGGTGTAGCAAGTACAACTGGAGTTGGTGGTGATGCTGCCGATGACACCCTTCTCCCAGATACTGTCATTTCAATTGTAACTCAACCATCTAGTGTTGGTGTTGCTACCACTGCACTACCACAGACAGTTAACTTTAGTGTAGTAGCAGCAACTTCTCCAGTATCTCAGGCTGTTACTTATCAGTGGCAGAGAAGCACAAATGGGGGTACTTCATACACCAATGTTGGTGGAGCAACTACCTCTGCAGTTAGTGTTGCGGTAACTAATACTACGTTTGATGGATATCTATATCGTGTTGTTCTTAATTCCACAGGTGCTGATCAAGTTGTATCTGGATCTGCAACCCTTACTGTATCGTGATTTGATGTATGAGATTTGATGAGTTGAATGAAGATAACTATCTTCTTTTTGCAATTAAACATTATGAGAATCCTCAGTCCGTGACTAAGGATGACTTTTATGATGACCTAAAAAGAATTAGGTGGATTAAAAAGTTGTTGAAAAAATATAAAAATGAAGGTGAACTGAAAACTCATTTATTAATAAACCACTTTATTATTCTTTATAATGTTTTTGGTGATGCAGCAACACCAATGCTGTTTTATAAATTGGAAAAGGATTATTGGAGTGTTCTGAAAACTTTTATAGTTTATCTTCAAAGGTTTCCGGAATATCCAATTACCAAAATTCATGAAATACCACTTGATGATGACTGTTTAAAAATACTCAATTCAATCTAATGGACGACAGAATTTTAGATAAAATTATTTCAATGGTAAGAAATAATTTAAATGAAGAGGGTGCAATGGCATTGCCAACTAATAATGTTGGTTCTGGTAATATTGCTGGAACTCCAGAGGCAGATCCAGGAAATCCACCAGTAAAAAAAAGAAAAAAATACATTTACCAAAAAAACTCTAGAAAACTTTGGAAAATATAAATGCCATGTTCTCACAAGAATCTAAACTAGCGGTTCTTGAATCTAAACTCAACATTTATGAAGAACTGTCCAGAGAAATGCTTTCAAAATTGGAAGCAGCTGTGGAAAAAATATCAGAAGGAAATAACCGCATTGCTATGATTCTTACAAAGCATGACGAAAGGATTGAACAGGCGATAAAGACTGATGACCTTATTATAAAGATGATTGATGAGGTTAAGGAGTCAAATTCAAAAGAACATGCCCTTGTCATTAAAAGATTAGAGACAGTAGAAAGTAATATTGCAGATTTATCTAAGTTTAAGTGGCAGGTAGCAGCTATTTCAGGTGCTGCCGTTTTGATTATCGGTTTGGTAGTCCCCTTTATTGACAACGTGCTCCCAGGACCCTATAATGGAGGTTCCCAGACCACCCAAACTAGATAATGAGTTTTATTGATTCCAAATATATCGGGTTGGTTTCTTCCCGACTGCATAAGTTCGCTAGAAAAAAAGAAGGTCTATATAATTTCCGTTGCCCTTATTGCGGAGATAGTCAGAGGACTAAAAATAAGGCACGGGGATACCTGTATAAGTTAAAGAACGACCACAACTTTAAATGCCATAATTGTGGGGTTTCTAGGACTTTTACTAACTTCCTGAAGGATATGGATGCTGTGTTGTATGACCAGTATGTGATGGAGAGATATAAGAATGGTCTAACAGGAAAGGGAAGTCAAACAAAGACACCAGAGTTTAAGTTTGAAAAACCTAACTTTTCAAAAAAGTCTTTTGACCTGCCCACCATAGAAGAACTAAATAAAGAACACTTGGCAAGACAATATCTAGAGAACAGAAAAATTCCAAAGGAATATTTTCGTGAATTGTATTTTTGTCAGAACTTCAAAGAGTGGACTAACACTCAGAAGCACACATTCGATAATTTAGACAACGACGAACCAAGAATCATCATTCCTCTCATCAATCAAGGAAAAATCTTTGGGTTTCAAGGTCGCAGTCTGAATAAGAATTCAAAGGTCAAATATATTACAATCATCCTAGACGACAGCCATCCAAAAATATATGGTTTAGATAAAGCAGATTTTAATAAGACTGTATATGTCGTTGAGGGACCAATCGATAGTATGTTCTTAGATAATGCAATTGCTATGGTTGGAGCAGATTTAGATTACATGTTTTTCGTTACTAATTTTGAATCAGACTTTGTGATGGTCTATGACAATGAAAAACGAAATAAACAAATTATTCAGAGAATGGAAAAGGCAATTGATTCAAAATTTCCTATTGTAATTTGGCCAAATGACTTGAAAGAAAAGGACATCAATGATATGATACTTGAAGGCATTGATGTCAACAAAATTGTAAAAGAAAATACCTTTATGGGGTTAGAAGCAAAAGCAAAACTTATTGGTTGGAAACGAGTATGAGCAACGGTACAAATGTAGTTAAAAGGAATGGTTCCGTAGAGAGTCTTGACCTGAATAAACTTCATCTAATGGTTGACGAGGCTTGCAAGGATTTGTCTGGTGTATCAGCAAGTCAGGTTGAGATGCAGTCTGGAATTCAATTTTATGATGGAATTACAACTCAGGAAATTCAAGAAATTTTAATTCGTTCTGCATCAGACTTGATTGATTTGGATAACCCAAATTATCAATTTGTTGCAGCAAGACTTCTGCTATTTTCTGTGAGAAAGTCTTTGTATGGAAAAATTCAAGACCATCCAACTTTCTTGGACCACATTAAAAAGTGTGTAAATGCGGGTGTTTATGACAAAGAAATTCTCACAAATTATTCTGAAGAAGAGATTAATAAACTTGGTTCGTATATTAATCATAACCGTGACTACCTATTCACTTATGCAGGTCTACGTCAGGTCGTTGATAAGTACCTCGTGCAAGATAGAAGCAATGGAAGTGTATATGAAACCCCACAGTTTATGTACATGATGATTGCTGCGACAATCTTCTCTCAATACTCAAAAGAAATTCGTCTTTCATATGTAAAGAGGTACTATGACGCAATCTCAAAGCACAAAATCAACATTCCCACACCTATCATGGCAGGAGTGCGAACTCCACTTCGACAATTTGCTAGCTGTGTTCTTGTTGATTCTGATGACACCCTCGATAGCATCTTTAGTTCTGATATGGCTATCGGCAGATATGTTGCACAAAGGGCGGGCATCGGTATCAACGCAGGTCGCATCAGGGGGATCAATGCTAAAATCAGAGGTGGAGAAGTTCAGCACACAGGTGTTGTCCCTTTCCTCAAAAAGTTTGAGAGCACTGTCCGATGCTGCACTCAGAATGGCATCCGAGGTGGATCAGCAACTGTCCACTTTCCAATCTGGCACCAAGAAATAGAAGATATTCTAGTTCTTAAGAATAACAAAGGAACTGAAGATAATCGAGTCCGTAAACTTGATTATTCTATTCAAATTTCTAAATTGTTCTATGAAAGGTTTATTAAAGATGAGGAGATTACTCTCTTCAGTCCCCATGACGTACCTGGACTTTCTGATTCTTTCGGACTCCCTGAGTTTGACGATCTCTATGTTTCATATGAAAAGAATCCGTCCATTAAAAAGAAGACTATTAAGGCGCAAGAACTTATTCTTGACCTCCTTAAGGAACGTGCGGAAACGGGTCGTATCTACATTATGAATATCGACCATTGCAATTCTCACTCGTCATTTAAAGATAAAGTTTGGATGAGTAATCTTTGCCAAGAGATTACACTTCCTACCAAACCATTGCAGCACATTGATGACCCTAATGGGGAGATTGCACTTTGCATTCTTTCTGCGGTTAATGTAGGAAAAGTCAAATCTGATGAAGAATTTGAAGAACTTTGTGATCTTTCTGTGCGTGGTCTAGAAGAATTGATAGACTACCAAGAATATCCAGTTGTTGCTGCAGAAAAATCAACCAAAGCACGTCGTTCTCTTGGTATTGGGTTTATTGGTCTTGCACACTATTTGGCAAAACTTGGATGCAACTATGATTCACAAGAAGCATGGGATGCGGTACACGGACTTTCTGAAGCATTCCAGTATTATCTTCTGAAATCTTCTAATCAAATTGCAAAAGAAAAAGGAAAGTGCGAATACTTTGGTCGCACTAAGTATGCTGATGGAATTCTTCCAATCGATACTTATAAAAAAGACGTAGATGAAATTACTTCAATTAAATTGGAACATGATTGGGAAACTCTTAGAGCATCTATCTTGGAATACGGTCTCAGGCACTCAACATTGTCCGCACAGATGCCATCGGAGAGCAGTTCCGTTGTGTCAAACGCAACTAATGGAATCGAACCACCTCGTGGATTCTTGTCCATTAAGAAATCAAAGAAAGGACCTCTTAAGCAAATTGTTCCCCAGTATCATACACTCAAAAACAATTATACGCTTTTGTGGGATATGCCTAATAATACTGGGTATATTAATGTGGTTGCTGTGATGCAAAAGTTTTTTGATCAAGCAATTTCTGGAAATTGGTCTTATAATCCAGAAAATTATCCAGATAATGAAGTTCCAGTCACTGTTATGGCAAATGATTTCCTAAAAACATATAAGTATGGATGGAAAACTTCTTATTACCAAAACACATATGATATTAAGACAGATGAGGTTAAAGATGAAAAGTCAGATATTTCATCTTTGATTAATGATATACTCAATTCTGGTGAAGAAGATTGCGAATCATGCAAAATTTAAAATTAAAAGGAGAAGGTAAATTCATCCCATTATTTCCTACTCCCCTTGGGATATTTAAAGATGATGATTATCCAAATAAAAAAGATGATATTTTAAAAATGTGTCTTGATGAAAGGGATAATGATACTAGTGGTAGACTGATATCAAATCGGGGAGGTGGATGGCAAAGTAAGTCTAAATGGTTTTTTGAAGAAAAAAATAAATCATTTTATGAATATCTCCATAAAATGATAGAATCTTTATTTTATGAATCATTTGATCACTCTGGAGAACTTACTTTTTCTGTACCAAATTGCTGGATTAATATTAACCCTTCAGGTGCTTATAATCTTTCTCATACCCACCCTGGTTGTGATTATGCTGGAGTTTTATATGTAAATCTTCCAGAAAATGATGATATTGATGATGATGCTCCTATTGTTTTTGATGGTCCAAATTCTCATATATTTGGATTAACATTTAATATGTACTCTGAGAATTATGTTAATGCATATGGATTATGTGCTGAAATTGAAGTATATCCATCCGAAGGTACATTATTGATATTTCATTCTTCTCTTAGGCATTTAGTTGAAGAAAATAAATCTAAAGAGGAAAGAATTAGTATTGCTTTCAATATTATTATAGAAAATTATGGTAGATTTGGGGACAACAACAAAAGAGGCAAAATAAAATGTTAGATGGAATGACCGTTTTTAATACAAAAGAGGTTGAAACAAAGAAACAGCCCATGTTCTTTGGACAACCTTTGGGAGTTCAAAGGTATGATTCCTATAAATATCCAATTTTTGAAAAATTAACTACACAACAACTTGGTTATTTTTGGAGACCAGAAGAAATTTCATTACAAAAAGATAGAGCAGATTATCAAACATTACGTCCTGAACAGAAGCATATTTTTACTTCAAATCTGAAGTATCAAATTCTTTTGGATTCTGTTCAGGGTCGTGGTCCCGGTATGGCATTTATTCCATACTGCTCACTCCCTGAATTGGAAGCATGTATGACCGTATGGGAATTCATGGAAATGATTCACTCTCGTTCATACACCTATATTATCAAAAATGTTTATTCAGATCCTTCTGAAGTTTTTGATTCAATATTATCTAATGATAATATTTTAGAAAGAGCATCATCTGTGACTGGTGCTTATGATGATTTTATTAACTCTGCACAACAGTATGGATCATCAAATGCTTGGATGTTTGCACAAGAAAATGCAGGATCTTCAAGAGAAGATCGTATTGAATTAAAAAGAAAACTTTATCGTGCTGTTGCCAATGTCAATATTCTCGAAGGTATCAGGTTCTATGTCTCGTTCGCTTGCTCGTTTGCGTTTGGTGAACTCAAACTTATGGAAGGATCCGCTAAAATTATCTCTCTCATCGCACGAGACGAAAACCAACACCTTGTTATTACTCAAAACATCCTCAATAAATGGCGTGAAGGAGATGATCCAGAAATGCAACAAATTTGTAAGGAAGAAGAGGAATGGGTAAGGTCTGCTTTTGATAATTGTGTTAATGAGGAAAAGAGATGGGCACAATATCTCTTTAAAGATGGTTCAATGATTGGTCTTAATGATAAACTTCTTCATCAGTATGTTGAGTGGATTGCAAATCGTAGAATGAAAGCAATTGGAATTAAACCTTTATACGATATTTCTGCAAAGAATAATCCTCTTCCTTGGACCGAACATTGGATTTCCTCCAAAGGTCTTCAGGTTGCTCCCCAAGAAACAGAAGTTGAAAGTTATGTAGTTGGTGGAATCAAACAAGACTTGAAAACGGATACATTTGCTGGATTCCAACTTTGATTCTTCGGGGGCATTTGCCCCCTTTTTTTTATAAATAACTAAAAAACTAGAGTATAAAAATGTCCAGTATTAACGATATTACAGACTTGTATAAGCAAATTAAAACTTCTGAAACTTCAGGAACTCTTCTTTCTGAGGCAAGTTTTGAGATTGGTCCTGGGCACAAGGCAGCACAGAAAACTCAGAAAATTTATAATAAAGCAAAGGAAGGTGCTGGTACTGAAAAGGAATGGTTAAAGAAAACTGGACCACAACTTCCTTTAGCAAAAGCAAAACCTGGAATGCAAGTTGCTGGATATGAACTGGAAGGAGAATTAGTTTCCGAAAGAGAAATGACAAAGGCAGAAATGAAAAAAGAGAAAAAACTCAAGAATAAGTATGATACTTCAGCAATGAAGAAAAGTATGATTGATCAATACGGAAAAGAAAAAGGAACTCAAATTTATTTTGCCACCATCCGTAAGCAAGCAATGGCAGATTCATTTGAGGTAGAAGGTGAGCAACTCGATGAACTTGCTCCTCTTGCCGCTGGAGCACTTGCTGCTGGTGCAGCAGCTGCTCCATATTTACTTAAAAAATTTGCAAAACCAGCAGTGGATAAAGCAATGGATAAAGCAAGAAAAACATCTCCGATTGGTGGGGATAGATACTCAAGTCAATTAAAACAATTAAATCAATCATTTGACTATGATGATGCTTATGATTATATTATTGAAATGCTAGTTGCTGCAGATTACGCAGAGAGCTATGAAGCAGCAGAAGTAATGTTTGAGCACATTAGTGATGAGTTTACCTCAGTTATTCTTGAGGAGTATATTGAAGAGAAGGCAAGAGGAACTAGAAAAAAGACAACAGTTCATGCATATGATGTTGACGAAACTCTCTTCGGACACGGTAAGAAAGGTAAACCAAACGTTCAGGTTCACGTTAAGGATGCATCTGGCAAGAGAGTCAAGAGTTTAAGCAACCAGGAGTTCAATACTCATAAGTTAGATAAGGGACATTCTTATGACTTTAGTGAGTTCCAAAGTGCTAAAAAGTTCTCCCAAACTGCTAGTCCAAACAAAAAAGTAATTAAGGATATCAAGAGAAAGCAAGCAAGAGGACAAAACGTTCATCTCATTACTGCTCGTTCTAAGTTTGATAAACCAAGTGAATTCCAAGGACACCTCAAGAAGCACGGTGTTGATGTAGATAAGAAGAACATTCACTACACTGGTGGAATGAAGGGTGGTGATATTGGTAAGAAAAAAGTTGATGTTGCAAATGCAGTAGCAAAGCAAAGTGGTGCTAAGAAAATCCATATGTATGATGATGCTGCCAAAGTTCATAAGGCATTTGAAAAAGAGAAGAAAGAAGCACCAACAACAAAGAAAATTAAAACTCATATGGTTGCACCAGACAAGAAAGGTGAATCCAGAGTTCGTTCATATCAAGCAACTAAGAATGAAGAGATGAGTGCTTATGAATATTGGAAGCAGTTCATTGATTGATAATGAGGTTTAATTTTTCCTTTGGAAAGAAAAGAAGAGGAGTTATAGAATGGGTAAAGATTTCTATACTCCTCGAAGGTATTATTGAGTTTTTATCAAACAAATTTGGCATTGATAAGAAGAAACTTTGGGATATTGTAGATGAAATCCAAAGAGAACTTTTAAAAAGAGGTTGGATTGATGATACTGTAAATGATTATGTCATCAATACTCCAGAACTATTAGACCAAAGAATTGAACGTGATGTTGATAAAGCAATAGAAGAATATAAAAAACTGGAAGAACCAGAACCAGTCAATATGAAGAATGAAGTGATATTAAAAGAGATTGAAAAACCAAAGTATACAGAGACCCAAAAGAAGATTGTGAAAGATGCTGTATATTATGAAAAAGAACCAGATGGTAGTAAAGCACAAGAACTTTTAGGTGGAGAGATGGGAATAAAAGCAAGTTGGAATCTTGATGAAGATAAATAAACGATAAATATTATTAAGAAAAGTACTTTTCAATACCCCCCAAAGAAGATGAAGAAAGAAGACTTGGATGCTTTAGCAGGTTTATATGAAGGTGTTTATTCTCCAAATTCTGGTGAATACCTGCAAGAAGAATTGGAGTTATTGATAGAACGTGGAGCACCAACAGATCCTAAAGCTAGGGCAGCATATGATGCTCAAGTTGCCAAAAACAGAGCTGCTTTGGGTAATACTCTTCTTTATGGAAATGCAGCAGGAAGAAAGCCATCTACACTTTCCACACCAACAAATGTAAGAGGTGGTGGAACAAGAAAACCTGCAGCACCTGCACCAGCAGCAAAACCACCCGCAGCAAAACCAGGAGCACTTACTCCTGCAGTAAAACCAGCAGCAACATCTCCTGCAGCAAAACCAGCAGCAACATCTCCTGCAGCAAAACCAGCAGCATCAGCACCTGGTTCTGCAAAGGTTGTTCCATCTTCGGCAAAACCAGCAGCATCAGCAAAACCAGCAGGGTCAGCGATGGACCAGTGGGCTGCCGCCAATCCAAAACTCGCAGCGGCAAAGGCAGAAAGAGATAGAACAAGAGGAACTAGTGCAACTACAAATCCTCTCATGAAGGATTTCAAAGATAAACTTCCTGCACCAAAAGCACCTTCACCATCTACTTCGTCAACTGCATTTGCAAAGACATCTCCTTCATTGGGTTCTTCATCTTCTCCAGTTAAGTCTGCTGGAACTGCAGCAGCTGCTAAACCAACTACAAATCAAACTTCAACAGCATTTTCTAGCCCATCTTTAGTTAAACCAGCAGCACCTGCACCTGCAGCAAAACCAGCTGCAACAATGCAAAAGAGACCAGCAGGACCTGGTACTGGTGCAATGACTAGAGGTGGAGCATCAGGTGATGTTGGTCCAAATGCTAGAACAATTCGCAGTTCCTATGAGTGGGGTTCAAAAGCAACTCTCAAGGATGTTGCAAGTCTCTATAGTTCAATCTATGAGGGCAAAAAGAAGGACCAAGATCAAGATGGTGATAATGATTTCGCAGATGTAAGAATTGCAAGAATGATTGCATCTGGAATGTCAAAGGCACAAGCAATCGCAGCAGTTAAGAACAAAGAATATAATGAAGAGTTTGAATCTTGGGTAGATTCTCTTGTAGAAGAGGGTTATGACCTTTCTGATTATACTATGGACGAAATGTTTGACATCTATCTTGATGAAGCAGAAGGTTCATATGGTTCTACACCAAAGGCATATAGTGCAGCATCAAAAACCAAGATGACTGCAAAGAGAAAGCCTTTCCTCAAGAAGATGTTGAGCAGAACTAATCCTGCTAACAGAACTTCTCCTTATGGTTCTCCAAGAAGGGGAATGAGTGATGAAGATAGGGAAAGAGCAAGAGCAGGTTCTAAGCACGGTGTCGGAACTCGTCAAGACCACGATTATCCTTCAGAGGGTCCTGGTGGTGTAACCAAGAGTGCTAAGAAACTCCGTAAGCAAAAAGCAATGGGTGAGTTTGGTGAGGCATACGAGATTGATGAAGCAGCAAAGAGAACACCAAAGAAAACCAGAGGTGCTAAAGACCCAGTAGCATATATGAAGGGTCGTTCTGATGCTGGCAAGAGAATTTCTGGAGATGAGGATACTGGTCCAAGATATTATACTCTAGGTCGTGCTCGTGGTGCTGAAGCAGATGCTCCAACACAACCAGGACAAAAACCTGTTAGAACACCTAAACTAGCAGGTTGGGAAAAGGATGATATTCAATATCGTAAAGCAAATTTAAAAGCAGGAAAAACTCATAAAGTTGGTGGAGAAAAAGGTCTTCCTGAAGAGTATGAAATTTATGAGATTGTAGCATCATACCTCCTTGAGAACAACTTTGCTGCAACTGTTAATGATGCAAATGTGATCATTGAAAATATGAGTGAGGTATGGTTAGACCAAATTCTTTCTGAAGCACCAGGAGAATGGTTTGGTGGTTTGAGGGACAAAGCTCGTGCAAGTAGAGCAGCACAGATGCAATCTTCACAACCAACACCAAAACCAGGTCCAACCGTTTCTTCACCATTTGCTAAACCAGCAAGTAGAAATGATAGTGGTAGTTTAACTACTTATGGTGCTGGTGGTGGTGCGGCAGCAGAAAGAAGAGGTCAAACCCGTTCTCAGGTCATGCAGCAAGGTGCTAAGAACCTTGAGAATAAGAATAGAAATCCTGGACCAAATTTTGGTCGTTGATTTTAAATCTTCACATAATTTTACACCCTCTTGACGGGGGTGTTTTTTTATGTCTAAAATGACTCTGTGGAGTTTCAAGAAAATTCTAGGTTCTAAATAGCTCAAAGTACAATAATACAATATGAGTTATGAAAACCCTTGGAGATTCAATGGGGAAATTTTTGAGTCAGATAATATTCAAGATAATTTTGGTTTTGTATATCTTATATCTTGCATTCCGACTGGTCGCAAATATATTGGTAGAAAGTATTTCTGGAGTTTCCGCACACCAAGAGGAAAATCTAGAAAAGTTAAGTCAGAGTCCGATTGGAAAAAGTATTACGGCTCCTGTCCTGAACTCAAAGTCGATGTTAACCTTTGGGGGAAAGAGTCATTTAGTAGAACAATCCTCAGTCTTCATAAAACAAAAGGAAAATGCAATTACGAAGAGACAAGACAACTCTTTGTAAATAACGTTTTGATTGAGTCTCTTGACGACGGGACTCCTGCGTATTATAATTCTAATGTCCTAGGAAGATATTATCGGAAGGATTATTTTAATGAGTGACCTAAAAGTTAAAAAAGTCTGCAATACACTTATTGAAGACCATATCAATCGTATGCACGAATTGTGTGATGAGGGTCGAATCAAAGATGCTGAAAGTGTTTATGGTGAGATTCGAGATTGGGTGATTCAGAAAGAAAATCTGGAAGTTTTATCTTTGGAATATATTAGTGGTTATTTTCCAGATTTGTAATATTTCTAAATAATCACTTATAATGCAAAATCCAATTTTTGGATCCCTATTATGAGTAGGGTTTTTTATTATGAGAATGTGAATGAAAATTTAGAGCCGTGGGTACTGCCCCTGAGACGGGGAATTTCTCCTTTACCTAGACGGATGTAGAGTTCAATTAATTTTAATGCAATCTATCTTTACAGTAGCCTTGCCCCTTCTGGCAACGGTTACAACCAGTACGGCATCACTGCCATTCGTCAACTACAAGATGCAAGGTCCTCCACCTCCAGTGGAACCAACAACTAAACAATTTTCCGTTATTAAAGAATTTGACCTTGTAGATGAAAAGAAGACAGCAATCCGAGAGGTTGCTCCCGAAAAGCCAAAAGAGAAAAGACTAATTTGTAAAGGGTGTAATGAACATGAAAATGCTGCCCTGGCATTCTTCCAGGATCGTGGTATTAAAGACAGAAACGCCCTTGCTACCATCATGGGTAATATTCGTCAGGAATCTACTTTTATTCCTAACATTTGTGAAGGTGGTAGTAGAACCAGTTGGAGTAACTGCGGTCGCGGTTACGGACTGATTCAATGGACATCTGCCAATAGATATTATGGATTGGGTGATTTTGCTAAGAGGTATGGTGGTTCACCATCATCACTTCACACGCAACTTCGTTATCTAACGACTGAAGTTCAATGGCAACGAATTCAAGATAGGATGAAAACTCCTGGTAAATCTATTGATCGTTACATGGACTATGCGTATAGTTGGATTGGTTGGGGGCATCATGGTGCTCGCACATCTTATGCCTATGATTATGCTTCCAGACTGATCACGGTAGAAATTTGATACAATAGAATAGATGGGGAAAGTAATATACTTTCCCTATTGCTAAAATAAATTAAATGAATTAAACTAATAATATATTGCGGGCATGGTGTAGAGGTAACATACCATCCTTCCAAGTTGTAGTCACGGGTTCGATCCCCGTTGCCCGCTTTTTATGAAATAAATATCTTATTAATATATGGTGAATAAAATGCTAAAAATAAGATGTAAAAATTGTAACATTGAATTGGAGTCTCACCCAATAAAAACAAAATGTTGTGGTTGTGATAATATTACAACAATAACAGGAGAGAAAATTACTGCTCTGGATTTATCTTTAGTTGAACTTATAATTTCTGGAAAGGACAATTCTCCCAAGACTGTATTAAGCAGAGAAGATTTGCTCTATCAAGAATCTAGAAGAAATAGAAAAGTAAAAAAACTTGAATTTGAAATTAAATAATTATGATAAAATCAATAAAATCAATTACAGTTGTTGGAGGGGGAACATCTGCTTGGTTGACTGCTTCTTATCTAGTTTCAAAATGTTCCCCAGATGTTAATATAACTGTTATTGATAAATTTGATGGTTCTCCAGTTGGGGTTGGTGAAGCAACACTAATTCCATTTTTATCTTTTATGGAAAAGTGTGGATTTTCCGAAAAAGAATGGTTTAATGAAATTGATGCCACGATTAAAGGAGGTATATTATTTGAAAATTGGCAGATTGATGGTGAAAATATATGGCATCCATTCTCCTATGCGAAGTTTGGTAGTAACTATGATAATAATTTGAGTCTTTGGTCAAATACTCAGCACTTAAATTTTGTTGATTATGGACTACCAGATTATGAATTGTATATTGCAAATAAAAAAGTTAATTTGGAATCTGTAAAATCAATTGCCAGACATATTGATTGTGGAAAACTTGTAAAATTTATAAAAGAAAAATTACAAGATAAAATTTCTTTTATAAACTCAGAAGTTGTTGATGTTGTAAAAAATAATGATGGATATATTGCAAGTATTAAACTAAAAAATAATCAACAAATAAAATCTGACTTATATATTGATTGTACTGGATTTAAAAAAGTATTAAGTAATGATAGTATAAAAGTAGATTTATCGAATAGATTATTTTGTGATACTGCAATCGCAGGTCATATACCATATAAAGATAGAAAAAGTGAACTCCATCCGTACACTGCATCTGATGCAGTTGAGCATGGATGGATATGGAAAATACCAGTTAAAAGTAGAATTGGTAGTGGATTAGTTTTCAATAGATCAATTACTGATATTGATACTGCAAAAGATTATTTTGTTAAGTACTGGGATAACAGAGTAGAAAAAGAATCCTTAAAAGTTATTGACTGGACACCTTACTACAGTGAAAAATTCTGGAATGCTAATGTTGTAAATATCGGATTATCTGCCGGATTTATTGAACCACTTGAAAGTACAGGACTTCAGTTTATCCAAATGGGAATCGAATTATTGGATAGAGTATTAAATTCTTCTTTTTATAGTCAAGATGATATAACTTTATATAATAATAAGATGACCATTGCATATGATGAAACTGTAGACTATGTTTCTATGCATTATTTTAATACAAATAAAGAAGGAAAGTTTTGGGATTTTGTTAGAGAAAAAACTAAAAATCTAAATGAAAGGACAAATTTCTATTTGGAATTGATGAAAACCAATAATATACACATTAATATAAGTTCTGGTGAAACTATCTTTGGTAAATATAACTGGATGTTATGGTTAGTGCAACTTGGGTATCCAATAGGTAAATTTGCAACAAGTTTTAATGATTTTGAATTAATTCATGAACTTAATAAGTATTATGATTTCAACTATGAACTAGCAATGAGTTCTATGGATGCCGACACATTTTGTGATTTATATGGTGGATAATTTAATAATTTTTTAATCAAAGTTATCAAACCAACAAATTTGATGACATTTTACTGTAAGTGATTATTATATAGTAGTAATACGCATTAATCGTATGGATCAGCACACCTATAATAATTGGGTGAAGATCAAAGCAACTTTTGAGGAATCTGGTAATACAGATAACATGTTTTATAAAAGAGCTGTAGAGATTGTTAAAACCAGAAGAGACCCTCTCGCAAAATTTCTTGGAGATGAAAAGTGATGGAACCTTATGATGAATGTGTGAGTCGTTCTGAAGTGCAGGAGATGATTGATGATGCAATACGAAAACATAATCGTAATGCTGCGATTATCTCAATGTGTGTTGGTTGGGTTGTTCTTGCTCTTTTTGCTGAAGGTCTGCTTCGACTTATTGGAGTAATTCCGCCAGTATTTTCATGGCTCAAAATCACTTTGAACTAATCTTTTTAGTTCCTTGGTTGGTCCTAGTGGTAATATCCCTAACAATGATCGTGCAGGGGTGGATGATTATGAATGCCCATTATGGATATTCAAAAAGTCCAAAAGTAAAACATCCAGAACTTAACGACGTTAAAGCAGGAGATCCTTTACTAGTGGTTAGATTTACAGACGAAGACATAGCAAAATTACAACAAAGAGTTACTGAACAAAAAATGCAAGAACTCTTTGAAGAACCATCTACATATGAAGACGATGACGACGACAGATTGGATGATATTTATTGAGTTTGTCTCACATATGCTTTATATGTTTATAGCATTTATGTGCGGAATAATTATTGGTTATATCGTAGGGTTCAGAAACGGAGGAGGGGAATGATTAGATTGACATTTTCTGCCATTTGTTTATTTGGATCCATAATGCTTTTTATTAACTGGGGATTAAATAACGCATATCCACAATAGGAGATACTGTATGAAGATTTTTTTAGATACTGCTGATATTTCATTTATCGAATCAGCATATGAAACTGGACTACTCGATGGTGTTACCACCAATCCATCACTCATTCTTAAGAGTGGAAGACAACTTTTGGAAGTGATTGAGGAAATATCTAATTTCCAAAATCTAGAAAGTATTTCGGCAGAAGTTGTTGCAGATACTGCAGAAGAAATGCTTTCGGAAGCACAGAAATATTATTCAATTTCACCTGCCGTCACAATCAAAGTTCCTTGTACTGTAGAAGGACTTAAAGCTTGTAAGTTTCTTTCTGATAAAGGAATTAAAACAAACGTGACCCTTGTATTCTCAGTAGCACAAGCAATTCTTGCATCAAAGGCAGGAGCAACATTCATCTCACCTTTTGTTGGTCGTTGGATGGATAATTCCGTAGATGGAATTGAACTGATCAAGAACATTCGTAAGGCATTTGATTATTCTGGAACATCTACACAAATTCTTGCAGCATCTCTTCGTGATGTAAGACAAGTAGAACAGTCTGCACTTGCTGGTGCTGATGTAGTTACAATTCCGCCAGTCGTATTCTGGGCAATGTATAAGAATATTATGACTGATAAGGGTCTAGAACTCTTTCAGAAAGATTGGGAGGAAGTTCTTAAATCTACAGAAAAATGAAGAAGGAGCATCAATGTTGGCATTTTGTAATGTCATCATTAGCAAGAATATATGGAGTTAATAAAATAAAAAGTGAAGAAAGATTTCACTCGTTTGCATTAGAGTGGTGTGATGATCATAATTATACTTGTGATATTCATCTTGATGATTTAAATAAAGTTGATGCTTATTTTAGAAAAGAATACGAAAACTGGGAGCGATAAATGAAAGTAGGATTAATTGGACTTGGACGAATGGGAGAAGGAATGTCCCGTCGTATGATGAAAGCAGGAATAGAAGTCTGGGGTTATCGGAGGAATTATGAAAAAGCAAACGAAGCTTTTGAAAAGGGATTTGTTAATGGAATTGCAACTACTATTGAAAATCTTGTTAAAGTAGTTAAACAAAATAAAAAAGGTGGCACTCAACCAGGAATTTTTCAAATGGTTGTTCCTGCCGAAACAGTAGAGGAGACAATTAATGAGCTACTACGATATTGTAGTGAGGGAGATATTATTATTGATCATGGCAATAGCAATTTTAAAGACAGTCGGAAGAGAGCAGAACGTCTGGCAAAGATGGGTATCCAATATATTGATTGTGGCACTAGCGGTGGTGTTTACGGTTTGGATCGTGGATACTGTCTTATGGTTGGTGGCGGAAATACTGCGGTCGCCACTTGTGCGAGCATTTTTGATGCCCTTGCCCCAGGAGTCAATGCTGCCCCGAGGACTCAGTTTGACTCACCTTTGACCTCTGCAGAGTTTGGTTGGTTGCATTGTGGAGGACCTGGAGCAGGACACTTCGTGAAGATGGTTCACAATGGAATTGAGTATGGTATAATGCAGGCATATGCCGAAGGATTTAACATTATTAAAAATGCAAACGCAGGTGCAAAATATGTCAAGGAAGGAGATGCTGAGGTTGCTCCAATGGCAGACCCAGAATCTTATTGCTATGATATTGACGTTGCTGAAGTTGCTGAGTTATGGCGTCGTGGTAGTGTTGTTGGGTCTTGGCTTCTTGACCTTACCGCTGATGTTCT